GGCATCAGGCTGGCGCGGTGCGGGTCTGGCGAGGACAGGGCATGAAAGCAAAACAGACTAAGGATTCGGTTAGAACATGGGGGGCTGATAAGTTAAATCTAACCCTTAAGCTGAGACAAGCACCAGACTTAACTACGCTAGACTTTAGCGTACCTGATTGGAGGGTGTTGGGAGAACCTATACCTGACTCACAAGTACGTTGGGGTAGGTACGATGCAGGAGAGGTGGCAGACATTATAGCCCCTGACTACACATTAGAGGACTACTACTGGCTAACGGATGACCCTATAACTGAACACTACTTACGTACATTAAGAGTAGCAGTTAAGGCTAAGAGGGATGATAAGTATGGTACAGGTGGTAAGTAAGTTTAAGCAGGTGTGGGGGTGATTATTCCCTGCCCCAGTTACACCCTACCCCGACAGGGTGCATACCTGAGTAGTCGGGGACTTTTTAAGCAGGTGCGGGGGTTTTGGTACTCCTATCCCCGTAAACGTCCTACCCCAGCAGGATGCGCACCTGAGTAGCTGGGGACTTATTCAAAATAAAGAGATCGTTAATGTGGAGGCGGTATGACACCAGAAGCTAAAGTTAAGAAGGAAGTCGTTAAGGTACTAAAAGAGTTTGGCGCGTACTACTTCTACCCCGCAACACATGGGTACGGGAGGAGTGGAGTGCCAGATATAGTGGCCTGTGTAAGAGGTAACTTCTTGGGTATTGAATGCAAAGCTGGGAAGAATACCCCTACCGCACTACAGCAGAAGAACCTTGCCGATATAACGGAAGCTGGTGGGATAGCCCTAGTGATTAACGAGAACAACATAGACGAACTAAGGAGCGTTTTGATACATGTACGAGTATAAAGCCGTAGTGACTAAGGTAGTGGACGGGGACACTGTTGATTGCAGTATTGACCTTGGGTTTGATGTGCATATGTCAAAACGTGTTCGCCTACTAGGTATTGACGCTCCAGAGAGTAGGGCTACTGACCCTGTAGAGAAAGAGAGAGGGCAGGAGGTTGAAGCGTGGCTGAAGCGTGAGGTGGCAAATAAGACGGTAACAATAAAAACTTCATATGATAATCGAGGTAGGTTTGGGCGTGTCCTTGGCACACTTTTCGTAGATGGGCGTGACCTAAACGCCTTCATGTTGGAGTCAGGGATGGTCAGACCTTACGGATGGTCTGCATAATGCAACGAGGGCAACGAAAGACAATGACTAGAGCAACGAGTAAAGCTGAAAGAGACCAGCAGGTTATAGAGATACTAGAACGTATTGCTGTATCCCTTGAGAGAGTAGTACAAATTGTTGAGCAGGAGACTGAGGATGAGCAATAAGGACATAGACCACAAGCAGTTAATAGTAGCGAAGTGCTACGAGTTAGCGTTGCTTGAAGCGCAGATAGTTGGGGTTATAGAAGATCGTGACGTTGATTACTTAGCAACGGACTATTTGGATAGGATTATGAAAGCCGCAAACATATGGAAGAGGGCAGAAGATGAGTGATCCAGTAAACCCAGAACATTACAAGCAAGGCGATATAGAGTGCATCGAAGCCATACGTGCAAGCATGGGCGAGGACGCTTTTAAAGGGTACTTAAAAGGTAATTGCTTGAAGTACTTGTGGCGCTATGAGATCAAGGCGTGGCCTATAGAAGATTTAAAGAAGGCTGAGTGGTACTTACATAGGCTGATATCCGTAACGGAGAAATGATATGAAGGTAGTACTGTACTTATTCCTAGCTAATTTTGGTTGGATAGAGTTTGAAGCCTACGAAAGTTTTGAAGTATGTAACACCGCTAGGGAGCATATCCTTGAGGGTAACCCTAGCCTACAGATAGAAACGCTATGCTGTGCGCTTGATGAATCATCGTGTAACACCCAAGAGCAGGAGATGTCCCTTGGATCTAATAACAGTAGACTTTGAGACTTACTATGGTAGTAAGTACTCCCTTAAGAAGCTGACCACAGAAGAATACATACGTAGTGATGAGTTTGAAGTTATCGGTGTAAGCGTCAAGGTTAATGATGAGGAAGCTGAGTGGGCAAGTGGTTCCCATAAGCAACTTAAGGCTTATCTACAGGGGTTTGATTGGGGCAATAGTATGCTGCTAGCGCACAATACTATGTTTGACGGAGCCATACTTAGCTGGATATTCGACATACACCCCAAGGTATTAGCAGATACTCTATGCATGGCCCGTGCGCTGCATGGTGTAGAGGTGGGAGGCTCACTCAAAGTATTAGCAACGAGGTACGGCATAGGTGCAAAAGGTACTGAGATAGGCGATGCCCTAGGGTTACACCGCACTGATTTCGGGGACGAGCAGCTATCTGCCTATGGCGATTACTGTATTAACGATACAGAACTATGCTATGAGTTGTTCCATATTATGGGCGATGGGTTCCCCAAGTCAGAGCTAAAGATAATAGACACTACGCTACGTATGTTTACTGAGCCGCTACTTGAGCTAGACATGGCACTGCTTAACGAGCATTTAAAGGCTATCAAAGGGCGAAAAGCTGCCATGCTAGAGGATTGTTGGGTGCATAAAGATGACCTGATGAGCAACCCAAAGTTTGCCCAATTGCTTATAGCAGCAGGGGCTACCCCACCCATGAAGACTAGCCCGACAACCAAGAAAGAAACTTACGCGTTTGCCAAAAGTGACAAAGAATTTATGGCCCTGTTACAACATGCTAACCCTGCGGTACAGGCGTTGGTGTCAGCTAGGCTAGGTAACAAGTCTACCCTTGAGGAGACTCGTACTCAGAGGTTTATAGATATCGCAGGGCGCGGTGCGTTACCTGTACCCATAAAGTATTACGCCGCACACACTGGACGGTTTGGTGGGGATGACAGCATAAACCTGCAGAACTTACCTAGTAGGGGGGAAGACGCTAAACAACTTAAGCGGAGCATAAAAGCTCCCGAAGGGTACATGGTTGTTGACTGTGACTCCTCTCAGATTGAGGCTAGAGTGCTGGCGTGGTTAGCGGAACAAGAAGACTTAGTGACTGCATTTACTAACGGTGAAGACGTATACAAGCAGATGGCCTCAAAGATATACGCTATCCCCGAAGAGCAAGTAACCAAAGAGCAACGCTTTGTAGGTAAGTCTACGATACTAGGTGCAGGGTACGGTATGGGTGCAGTCAGGTTTAAAGAACAGCTACGCATATTTGGGGTAGAGGTTAAGCTAGACGAGGCCAGAAGGATTATTGAGGTCTATCGAGATACTAACTGGAAGGTATGTCACTTATGGCGTAACGCTCAGAATGCTTTGGAAGATATGTTTAACGGTAAAGCATTCAGCTTTGGTAGGGACAAACTTTTAAGGAACGTCCCATCAAAGATAGGTGCAGAGATAAAGAATTGTGGGTTTACGTTACCCTCTGGATTGATACTACGTTACGAGGACATGGTATGTGAGCAGACACATAAAGGCCCACAGTTTTCTTACATGACCCGTAGTGGTAGGACTAAGATATACGGCGGTAAGGTTATAGAGAACCTATGCCAAGCCCTAGCACGGATAATTATTGCCGAACAGATGGTCAAGGTAGCTAGGAAGTACCGTACCGTACTGACAGTACATGACAGTATTGGTGCCTTAGTGCCAGTCGATGAGGTAGTAGAAGGCCAGATGTTTATTGAGAAGTGTATGCGCCGTATACCCACATGGGCAGAGGGTTTACCTCTTGAGTGTGAATCAGGGTTCGCAGATAACTATGGAGATGCAGGATGAGCAAGGCAGTAACCGCAGCACCTTGGTCTTACTCAAAGCTAAAGTCTTTTGAGACTTGTCCTAAGCAGTTCTACCACGTAAAGGTAGTAGCTGAGTACCCGGAGTCTACTAACGAGGCTATGTTCTACGGCAACAGGTTACACAAAGCATCAGAATTATATGTCCGTGACAGAGAGGAGCTAGGGAAAGACTTTGAGTTCCTTAAGCCTACCTTGGATAGCCTTATGGCTAAGGGTGACTCCCGACTATGTGAATACAAGATGGGCCTTACCGTAGACCTAGAAGCCTGTGGGTTTTTCAGTCCCGATGTATGGTGGCGAGGCATCATAGACCTGCTGATATTGGATGCAGATAATGGGGTAGCACGGGTAGTAGACTATAAATCAGGTAAGGATAAGTATGCAGATGTGGCCCAGCTAGAGCTTATGGCAATGGCTGTGTTCAAACATTTCCCTGCTGTTAAAACAGTTAAGGGGGCACTGCTATTTGTAGTTGCCGGTAGTATAGTAAGTGAGACCTATAAGGTCAGCGATGAAGCGGTACTGTGGGACAAATGGAACGGTAAGTTTTCCCAGATGAATACCGCATTTGATAATGATGTGTGGAACCCCAACCCCAGCGGCCTGTGCTACAACCATTGCCCTGTGCTTGAGTGTCCCCATAACGGGAGGAACTAATGGCATATACAAAGACACCTAGACCCTACAAGAAAGAGTACCAGCAATCACTTGCCCGTGGGGAGCATGAAGGCAGGATGGAGCGCCAACGTGCTAGGCGAGATTACGACAAGCGAGGGGTTGACCGCACTGGTAAAGATATAAGTCATGCCAAGCCAATCAGTAAGGGTGGCACAAACAAGGACGGGACAAAGTTAGCTTCTCGCAGTAAAAACCGAGCAGCGGGTGGAGCCATGTCAAAACCCCGTGCATAAAAGTGATTAGTATTAAGGAATAGTATGCAGATAGTAGATGACAGAGCAGTATTGCTCCGATTGCGCGACCCTGAAAGGGTTACAGACGTAATACCCAAGAGCAAAAAGATGTCTGACGACGAGGTTCTTGTTAAGTGGGGGCTAGATGAGGCACTTGTCCTAAAGAACCTAAACATAACTATCCCATCCCCAATTATGAACACCTATAAGTGGCCCGGACGGTACACCCCCTTTGATCACCAGAAGGAAACAGCGGGGTTCCTCACCCTCCACAAACGTGCGTTCTGCTTTAACGAGCAGGGGACAGGTAAGACAGGTAGTGCTATATGGGCTTCCGACTACCTCATGTCCGTAGGCAAGATAAAGCGGGTATTAATAGTATGCCCACTATCTATTATGGATAGCGCGTGGAGGGCTGACTTGTTCAAGCTGGCTATGCACCGCACGGTCTCAATTGCATATAACAAGAACGCTGCGAAGCGCAAAGATATCATTGAGAGTGGTGCAGAGTACGTCATCATTAACTATGACGGGATAGAGATCGTCAAGAAAGAAATAGCCGAAGGAGGGTTTGACTTGATCATTGTAGACGAGGCTACCCACTATAAAAACCCCACCACTGCCCGATGGAAAGTACTTAACAAGCTGATAAATAATAATACTTGGCTATGGCTTATGACGGGCACCCCCGCAGCACAGTCACCCATTGACGCTTATGGACTAGCTAAACTAGTTAACCCAAACAATGTACCTAAGTTTGCAAGTAGCTGGCGTGACACAGTGATGAGCAGGATTACTCAGTTCAAGTGGGTACCCAAGAAGGAGTCTACAGAGACTGTTCACCGAGTCTTGCAGCCAGCTATTAGGTTTACCAAAGAAGAATGTCTGGACTTACCAGAAATGGTTTACGTAGATAGGGAAGTCCAGCTTACTAGCCAACAGACTAAATACTACAACAAGCTAAAGAAAGACATGATCATGTCTGCTGCCGAGCATCAGGTTACGGCAGTGAATGCAGCGGTGAACCTAAACAAACTCTTACAGATATCTTGTGGTGCTGTGTATACAGACGATGGCAAGACCTTAGAGTTTGATATAAGCAATCGGTACAAAGTGCTGAAGGAAGTTATTGATGAGTCCAGTAATAAGGTTCTAGTGTTCATTCCTTTCAAGCATGTCATTGACGTACTAGAAGAACGCCTTAGAAAAGACAACGTATCTAATGGCATTATCCGTGGGGACGTAGCGGTTAACAAACGGACTGACTTGTTTAATAAGTTTCAGACTACGCCTGACCCGCAAGTACTGCTGATCCAGCCTCAAGCGGCAGCGCATGGTGTAACCCTAACTGCCGCAGATACCGTGGTGTGGTGGGGGCCAACCAGTTCGCTGGAGACTTACCTACAAGCCAACGCCCGTGTGCATAGGGCGGGACAAGTTAACAAGTGTACGGTAGTTCATATACGAGGTTCTAACGTAGAGAAACATATATACACAATGTTAAGTAAAAGAATAGATAGTCACTCAAGAATACTAGATTTATATAAAGAAATACTTGACTAGTAGACTAATACTAAATATAGTCGGCATCCCCTATAAGGAGCGAGTCATGGATAAGTCAGAAAGTGAAGAGCAGATAGACCTTAATAAGTTGATCAAGGTGTTCCGCAAGATACGAGACAAACGAGCAGTAAACAAGAAGGAATACACTAGCGAGGACGATAGGCTGAGTAAGCAACAGGACACCTTGAAAGCCACCCTACTGAAGTATTGCGTAATAGCAAACGTCAATGGTGCTAAGGCTGATAGTGGTAGCTTTACTCGTGGCACAAAAACTCGTTACTGGACTTCCGACTGGGAACCTATGTATGAAGTCATACGAAGTAAAGGTGTACCAGAGTTGCTTGAGCGGCGAATATCGCAAGAGAATATGAAGACTTATCTAGCAGAGAACCCCGAAGAAACTATTAAGGGGTTACAAACGGATACTCAATACACTATTACAGTAAGGAAGGGGAAAGATAATGGCGACGAAGTTTAACGCTACGACAGAGGATATGGCACAGGAGTTTTCCGTGTCAATCGCTACCATACGTTTGTGGGTAAAGAACGGACACATACCTAGGAGTGCTTACCTAAAAGCGGGTAACACCTACAGGTTTTGTATTGACCTTGCCTACCAAGCTCTGCTTGAAGATGAGAAGAGTTCAGCACCGGAGTGGACAGTTACACCAGTATCTACGGGTGATGAAGGCATACAAGAGCAATTACGTGCGGTGGGTGAGACTGAGGAGGTTACTGAGGTAGAGAGCGACGAGTATAGCCGCACTGGGATACATGCTCTTGATACAGATGAAGACGTATGAATCGGATCGGTACTAGTAATGGGGTATTTACTGGGCTACCAAAAGGTATTGAGGGTGTATCCCGCGAAGAGATCAACGTAGTTATCCTTGGGGCATCCCCCTTAAGCAGGAACTACTACGCTGATAACCTCTTTAGCGATGTGTCCATACCTACTTGCTGGTCTAGTGATTCACAAACCCCATCAGCCAATGTATCTGAGGAAGGTAAACAGTCCGTTAGATGTTTGGATTGTAAGCACGACATATTAGGTAGTGCCGTTAACGGTGGCAGGGCGTGTAGGTTTTTCCAAAAGCTAGCTGTTTCTTTCGAGGGCAGTTTGGATGAGGTATATCAACTACATGTATCAGCAGTATCTATATTTGGTAAGAAGGGAAGTAGTCTACGGGGGTACAGCAAGTTCTTAAAACAGCACGGTACTGCAGCCTCTACGTTGTTCACAAGGATATATTTTGCAGAAGATGTGGAAGCGCCAAAGTTATTGTTCTACCCTAAGCGCCCCCTAGAAGAAGAGGAAATGAGTATCGTAGTAGAAGCAATCAGTTCTGATGCAGCTATGGCTGCGATGGACACAGGTACCTATGTAGGTATCGACCTGACCGAATCACCTTTCAGCATTAGCGAGAGTGGGTTCACAACAACTTAATTTGGAGTACTAAATTAATGCAAGTAATAAGTGAAAATTTTGCAGTAGCACGAAGTGTAAAAGTTAAATACCCTAAGATAAACAAACCTTATAAGTTTGACGATAAGGAAAATCGTACCCTTCCATGTGGAGCCAAGGAGCAAGGTGCAGAATACTTGATGGAATTTGAGGTAACTAAAGACCAAGCTAAAGCCTTGAACAAGATGGCAAAAGCTCTGTACGAAGATCGTCGCAAACCTAAGTGGCCTGAAGATTGTCCTCTCCCTTTTAAGATATTGGAAGATGAAGAAGGTAACGAGACTTACGTAGTCAAGGCCAAGAAGAAAGCTGCTTACGATGGGGAACTTACTGATCCCCCCCAAGTCTTTGATGCGAAGAACGTAGACGTAACGTCACCAGACTTTCCATTGAGTACAGGTAGCACCGCTAACGTAGCATTTACGCTAGTACCTTATTCGATGAGTACGAACCACGGTGTATCACTAAGGCTACATTCCGTACAGGTAACTAAACTGTTGGCTATAGCTGCCAAGTCACCGTTCTCAATAGTAGAAGGTTATTCCGCACCAGAAGGTTTTGTGGGGGAGACTGCGCTTGAAGACGATGAGCCTGTTAAGGAGAAACCTGCCCCTGTACTAACCGTGGTAGAAGATGCCGATGAAGACGATGAGCCTATTGTCGCTAAGAAGAAGGGAGGTAAAAAAGGTAAGCCAAGTGGAGATATGGCCTCAGTTATTGATGAATGGGATGACTGATAACGACCATATAGCCAAGTGGTGGGGGTGTACATGCACCCCCATTGCTCCATTGGAGAGCAGTTGTAATGGATGCAGAAAAATTTATATCCACGGTAGTGGGTACTACGCAGCACGACGATAAATATTATTGCCTACTAGCTATAAAAGATAAGAAGGTAAAGCAGCAGTTCTTTAAGGACATACCTGATCTAGTAGCAGCGGCAGAGCAAGCAGACGCAGAGAAGAAGAACGCATACTTTGGGCTAGGTACATTTGTATCAAACCTAAACCGTAAGGGAAGTAACGTAGACTACATAAATACGTTCTTCCTAGACATAGATGCTGGCCCTCACAAAGAAGCGGATAAGTCTTACCCTGATCAAGCGGAGGCGGTGTCAGCACTAAGGGATTTCTGCCTTACCTACAAGTTACCTAAGCCAACGATTGTTGACTCGGGCTACGGCGTACATGTTTACTGGGTATTGGATAAGCCTGTACCTAGGGAGACATGGATACCTGTAGCTAGGGGGCTGAAGAAGATTTGTGCCGAACACGGCTTCAAGGCAGATGCTGCGGTAACAGACGATGTAGCTAGGGTTCTCCGTATCCCCGGTACGCATAACCACCTGACAGAAAACCCTCTTGAAGTAACCATTTATGGTGACCCTAAAGAATTACCTACTACGACCTTTACAGAATTTGAGGCGAAAGTGGGACGGGTGGACATTGTTAACTACGACAGTGAAGAGAATGCGGTATCCCAGCGAATGCAGGGCAACACAGAGAATTGCTTCAAGCGCATACTGGATAAGACCGCAGCAGGTAAAGGGTGTGAACAACTAGCGACTATAATAACAAACCAAGATAGTACCTCTGAACCTTTGTGGAGGGCAGGTCTGTCTATTGCTAGGTTCTGCACTGATGGGGATAAAGCCTCTCGACTAATATCTAACAAGCACCCCAAATACAACTCTGAAGAAACACACAACAAACTGGATAACGTAAAAGGCCCGTACACTTGTGCGGTAATTGATGGCCTTAATACGGACGTATGCCCTAAATGCCCACACTGGGGGAAGATAAAATCTCCTATAGTGCTGGGTAAAATAGTTGTGGGGCTTGGCCCTGATACATTTGTTTTCTCCCCAGTGGCGGGGTACAGCAGTGAAGAAAGTGAGGAAGTTGAGGAGTCTGAAGAGGTTGAAGAGTCCGAAGAGGTTGAAGAGCCTGTAGATATACTTGAGGTAGGAGGTGGGGGAATACCTAAATACCCTAAGCCCTACACGCGAGGCAAGAACGGGGGTATATACCTAACTACTCGGGATGACGATGGGGATGACGTTCAAGCCCTTGTGTACCATAACGACTTATACGTAGTTAAGCGGATATATGACGCAGAGGATGGGGAGTCGGTTGTCATGCGGCTACACCTACCAATGGATGGGATTAAAGAGTTTACCCTGTCACTAGCTACAGTAACTTCTAGGGAAGAGTTACGTAAAGCGTTGGCTGTACAGGGTGTAGTCGCAAACAACATGAATCCAATTATGTCTTACGTAGTTACATGGGTGAATCAATTGCAAGAGCAGAGTAAGGCGGGGGTAGCCCACAAGCAGTTTGGGTGGACAGATGACACAATGCAGGAGTTTGTATTGGGTGATCGTATTTACAGTAAGTCAGGCTCAAAGGCCAACCCCCCTACAAAACAGACTGAACACTTTATACCCCACTATGAACCTAGAGGTACGTTGGAAGAATGGAAGGGGGCTATGGCTATATGGAATCGTCCCGGCTGTGAACTATATCAGTATGTCCTTTGTGCAGGGATAGGGTCTATATTCATGGAGCTTTCTAACGTCAATGCCTCAACATTACATTTACATAATGAATTTTCTGGGGTAGCTAAGACTACCGCTATGTATGCGGCCCAAGGCGTATGGGGTAACCCCAAGGCGCTGACGCTGACCAACAAGGATTCTATAGCTAGTAAGTTTAACAGGGGGGAGTTGTTCCATAACTTGCCGTGGACTTTTGATGAGCTAACTAATATTGATCCTGCAGGAGCCTCAGACTTAATCTATGCGATTACCGATGGGCAGCAACGTAACCGTATGACCTCTAACAGTAACCTTGAACGGTGGCGTGGTAGGGAATGGAAGCTAGGAACTATTACTACTGGTAATTCTAGTATGTTGGAGCGCGTTGCCAAGGAGAAGAAGATGCCTAGGGCAGAGGCCCAACGCGTACTAGAGTGCTTTGTCCCTAACGTGGGTCATTTGTTTACGGACAAGGCTGAGACCGACAGGTTCACTGAAAGTGTACTTAAGGTATACGGACATGCAGGGCCACTAGTAGCCCAGTACACCATTGATAATCTTGAAACAGTTAAGGGTTTATATCACGATGTACAGAAGCGAGTAGACCGTGATGGGGAGCTTAAGCAAGAGAATCGGTTTTGGTCTGCGGGTATAACCTGCACCATTACGGGAGCAATTATTGCTAAGAAGTTGGGGTTAGTAGACTACGACACTAAGGCTATCTATAGGTGGGTAATGAATGTCCTACTTCCGCAGAATAAGTTGTCAGTATCGCAACTGGAAGCTAGCGTAGAAGATATCATGGCTGACTTTTTCTCAGAGAACATTAGCAACATACTACAGATACGCAGTACCGCAGATGTTAGGCAGAGTGGGGAGTCTACGGAGGCTGTACCTACTGAAGCATTGGCACGGGGTAGACTAGTGGCTAGGTATGAGACTGATACGGGTGACTTCTTTATTAACCCCAAGGCACTACGTGAGTGGTGTGTACCTTTACAGCTAAACTTTGAGGCACTGGTGAAGCGGCTTAAAGAGGGCCACAAAGGTAGGTACGTCCAAAAACGGATGGGTAAGGGTACCAAGTTAAACATACCTAAAGCCCGAGTCTTGCAGATACACTTCTCTTTCGGGAGTACCGATAACGAAAGCAGTGATCTGTAAATGCCCCCGCTGTTCGACTACTTAGTAGACCCTGATGGGGTACTTATGGAAGTGCGGTGGGACAGACTATCAAGGGGTACGTCAGTATTCATACCCTGCCTAGATATCAAAGAGGCAAAGCGGCAAGTTTACGCCTACATGAAAACGCAAGGTTGGACATGTAGGATACTGCCGTGGGTAGATAAGGGTAAGATGGGTATACGGGTCTGGCGAACTGTATAGCCTAAGCCCTATAAGGCTTGGTCTTACTCGCAATCTTCTTGGGCTGTGCGCTGTGCTGCTTACCTGCCTTGGTGTCTTTCTTTTTCTTGGCAGTAGTAGCTGCATACTGAGCGGGTGTTAGAGCCTTTATAGCATTCTTAGGCAGATAACGCTCACCTGTTTTAGCACTAGGCTTACCAGACTTTGTACCCCACTCTTGGGCAGTCCATTTCTTTAGGGATTTCTGAGGTTTCTTAATCATTTTTTAGTTTTCTTTTTTGCTGTGGCAGACAATTCACTTTTGTGAAACAACTTTACACTATTTTTAGTGTGGTTCTTCCCGCTATGTAAAGAGCCGTCAGACATCTTATGTGAGTTACCTGTAAACAAAGTCCCGTCTTTCTTGTAATGATTAACGCCTTTCATGTGTACCCACCTCCAGCATCTTTGTATTGTTTGGCTAACATCTGAGCTTTACGTGCTGACCACTGCCCAGCGTTACCCCCCTTAGTACCTGACTTAATTTTACTAAACAACCTCTTACGCATAGTGGGCTTAGTATAGTTACCTGCCTCATTAACTTTAGACTTAGCTTTCTTCTTAGCTGCCATGTACAACTTCCTTTTAATAGTTACTGTTGTCTATAAGCCCATATCGCCGCAAATAAGAATACCATAAAGAATGCCCACGTAAAGATTACAGTACCAGCTAACTTCAGTGTCTTCTTAAACTCCAGCCTACGCTTTTTGATAATCCTTAACTCTTTCTCATGCGCGTAACGGCTTTCTTCCATCCTCTTTTTGATGCTCGTATAGAGGTCAAACTGACCTTGCATCATACAAATATCTTTTAATTGCTGGTCAAAATTCTGTAATTGCCTCTTGGCGCTTTCCATTTTGAGCGCGTCTTTGTACGACATTGCCCCGGCTTTGGCTTTTTCTACGTCATTGTATTTTTCGTCTGCCTCGGCCCAGCTACCTAGTATAGTATCTAAATTACCCTTCCCCTCTTTGACGGTCTTTATGCCATCGTTAAGTGCCTTAATAGCACTGAGGACGGC